AGTACCTTTTCCGCCAACAATTTCTTCAACTTTAAATATGGTCATTCCCATATTTATTTGGTCAAACTCATCTTTGCTGATTCCTGACGGGTCGTTTTTAGCTCCACAGGCTGTGCAAGTCAATGCTAATAATGCAATAGTTATAAAGGATAGAATCTTTTTCATAGCTGTACCACCTCAATAAATTTTATATACACATTATACAAAATCTATATAAGTTCGTCAACAGATTTTCCTGACAACAAAGCATCTTCGATAGCATTGTATTTTTCCTGCACCGACTGTGGCAGAGGCAGGGCATAGAGTTTTTTCATTCTCTGATAAAAATTGCGGTCTGCTGTTGACATTTTAGGGGTAATCGGCATACTGCGATACCCCAAGATTCTGACGAACATACAATCGGCGTTAAGGGATTGAAACAATGCTCTGAACTTCCACCAATGTAATTTCGCATCGTTGAGGTCAATGCCATATTGCTCCATAAATGCCGCATAGATATAGCCGTCATCAAAATCGTAATCAAATACAGCTTTATCATTGCCACCGCCTGAATGCTTTTCGGGTGGTTTTCCACAGCGATAAAAGTTTAAAATAGCCTCGACTGTTTCTTCGTTCATCGGGCAAGGTGTTCTGAATACAAGCTTCTGAATTTCTGCGAGTATTTCAGCCGATAGTGTATCATCAATTTGATTAGTAAGTATAAGCTCGAATTTAATCCACACTCTAAAGTCGGTGTTGATTTTATAATCTACACCCGACACGGTTATTGTATCGGGTGTTTTGTCACAAAGCAGATTCATTACTTTGTCGCCGGTTTAAGTGTCTTTTTGTAATGATTGTACTGCTTATGCTTTTTGCCTCTGTGATTGTTAATCGCATTTGCTTTACCCTTATACATATTGCCGAGTTTTGCTCCGAGGGCATTAACCGCCTTGATAACATCCTCATAAGCATTAAGGCAAGTTGTCAGATTTACTGATTCGCCAAATACCTTTTTAGCTGTGCTGTCACCGAAAACTTCATCAAAAAAGTTGAAAACAGCAGTACACTGAGCACGGATAAGCTCTGACTGGCGTTTGCCTTCGGGATGTAAATCGTCCATTGCTTTTGCGACATTATCGTGAGCGTGCTCGTAACGCTCCATAGCAAGCGCATCGGCAACATCAATGTCAGGTAAATTTACACCGTTAATAACCATATTTTATACCTCCGAAGTTTTTGCTGTAAATGTCTTTGTGGCTGTGTCAAAAGTACCCTCGACAGGATCTCCTTTTGCAAGGAAATTGCCACTGCAGCCCATTTCGCCGTCATCATTCGTAAAACTTGCCACCTCGACTGCAACACGGATTTTGCGTGCATGATATGCGGTCTTGTTACTGCCGCCTTCAACAGGCTGGTCAAGGTCAACGATAACATAATCTGTTTCGGCGTCTGCTCCCACAAGCTGTTTTTCGCCGATATTGATGATGTAATTGATAGCATCCTGCTCTCTGATCTGGTCAACCTCAAATGCCGTCGTCCAATCATAGCCGCTGATTGATTTTGTTGCAGATTTGTCGCAGACATACTTACGGCTCTTAGTCTGAGCCGCAGGTGACTCATCAAGAGTTTTTGCACCTACACCGAGGAGCGAAAAATTCGGCGACTTGTTTGTGCCGCCGCAGTCAAGGTAGTTTGCCTGCATTCTTCTCTGTCTGATTACTTCGCTCATTATTTTTTACCTCCAATTGTTTTTGTGTATTTAAGCTGGCACTGTATCTGATACCGTGCCGATTTTGTATCGTTGTCAATCGCATAACCCGATGATAACACTTTTACGGATAACGGTGTTAAACCTTCGGGCAGTTTTGGCAGTCTGCCGTTCAAGTTCTGCTCAGCAATCCATTCCTGCAATCTTTCATAAAATTCAAGATTTGCCATATTGATTGATTCATCAGGACTGTAATTTTCACGGCTTGCGAAGATAAAGAGGTACTGACATTTAGACGAGCCGTCAACATACTGCTCTAACACAGTTTTGCACGGCACAACCTCAATGCTGTACTGTTCGGGGTCTTCGCCGAGATAGTCAACATTAAGGTCATTATCAACCTCTAATACATCGCAATCGGCAAACCACCTAAACAATGATTTAATTATTGATTCGTCCATTATTTGCCTCCGCTTTTTTCTTTGGCGGTTTTGATGATGTCATCAAGGTGGTCTGCTTTCATTCGTTCAAACCAAAACTTGCCCCTTAGACCACCGCTTGCAGTGCCTTGTTTACCTTTGCCTGCATTTAGGTAGTAATTGGTATGTGCATATACAATATCGTACATTACCTCACCACTACCTATCTTTGTGCCACGGATACCGCTCTTGATAAGATTGCCGGTTTTAAAAGGTACATATGGAGTAGAACGGCGAAGGACTTCGCTGTCCACAATTTTTTGAACCTTGCCACTCGGCTCAAGACCACGGTCTTTAAGCATAGTTTCGGTAGTATTAAAAAGCAGTTTAATAATCATTTAACCACCAATTTAATGTGTTTTGAAAAGGCACTTGCCGACAGATTTTCGGTGACCTGCGTAATCTGCTGACCGCCTGCGTCAAGGATATCCTTAACAGTAATTACATCAAGGTCAACCAAGCCTTTTACAACATAATCTCCCTTTTTTAGGGAGTAGCAATTGTCACTTTCATCAAGCGGTAAAGACTTGTATGTTGACGGGTCAACATAGTGAGTAGTCTGCAAAACGCTGTCGGGGATACGGATAACATACTCATCAGATGCAGACACATTTTTGTCAGCAACAATAATTTGATCCCTACCGTGGTAATTAACTCCGTCCAAAACAGTTGCAAACCAAAAGGTTTCACGACCCTGCTTTTTAGAGCAAAACACGGTAATGCGTGTGTTGTTTGTGAGCATTATCTCACCCCCTGATATAAAAGACCTGTACCGCTTAACTCCTGCTTAATAGCCTTGTACATTGCTCTTTTTTCACGCTCTGCAAGCTCATCGGCGTTGTAGTCTTTGTATGTAACGCTGTAACCGTCCGTTGATTCGGACTTGATGCCTTGAGGGATATTTGCCACACCTTCACGGATTTCGGCAACCGCCTCAGCGGCGGCACAAACAGCGTTTTTCACAGGCTCGGTCACTTCGGAAATTTTTCCCATAACGACATAATTAAGAAAGCGTTCCGCCTTGCGTGCATAGCGGTTAAATTCTTCGGCGGTTAAAGCACCGCCGAAAGAATCCTTGTAATAAGCATAATCCGCATACATTTTTAAGATACCTTAATGTTACGGAAAACACCGCACTTTGTTGTGTTTTTGAGAGCAACAGCGGCAATCATTTCAACCTCAGCCTTTTTAACCGCACCGGGGGCAGTAAGGTCAGGCATATATGTTTTGATGATTGACGAACCGCTGAGGGAAACACCGTGAAAAGCGTCAAGACCAAGCTGTACGGCATAAAGGTCGGTAAGACCTGTCACCTTTGAGCTTGATGCACCTGTTTCGTAAATCGGCACACAAGGTGCTGTTTTAGATCCGTCAAAGTAGTTGCCCATATCGTAAAAAATAATATTGTCATAACCCTGAGCAGTTTTACCGAAAGCATCCTCGGCTCTTGTGAGATAGCCTGCACGCTGAGCTACGCTCTTGAGTTTGGCAATCAGCTTGCTGTTGCCGAGAAGAAATGTAGGCTTGCCGTCAATGCCGCCGATAAACTCATTAAGCATGTCAATCATTGTCTGATAATTGCTTGTAAGATTTGCAGTTGTCGAAAGATCAACTACCGTCTTATCAGATCCTGCATTGTACTCAGTGCCTGTGCCCTTGAGGAGAGTTGTAAGACCGTCAAAATCAACCGCCTTGTCAGTTTTTGAACCGTTGATACAGCAGTTCTGAAAATGGTTCTTCGTGGCAATTGTCATCTGTTCAAGCTGGAACGCAATCTCGTTTGTGGTTGCCTCCTGCACAACACGGTCAACTTCGCTTGCTCCGCCGAAGATTTTAAGGTCAACGCTCTTTTTGATTCTCTTGGCTTCATTCGCTGTGTACTCGCTGTTAATTGCTCTGCCTGCCGCTGTTGACGGTGTCTGCAACTGTAAATAACCGTATGTCATGGTTGAGCCACCGACACCCGGTGAAACGCAATCATCAAAAGTAAGCTCATCCATAAACTGTGAGCCACGGCGGAGAGTATCAATAACCTCCTGTGTCACCTTGTCGGCTCTGCCGACGCTTGCTTCTGCTAATGTAATAGGCATTTTGTGTCCTCCTTATTTCTTGTAATAGTCTTCAACGGCAGACTTGAGGTTTGAGCCGGACTTTGCTTTCGCACCGCCCGTGGGTCCGCCGAGGTCAAGTTTCTTTTTGGGTTCTTCCTCTGACTTAAAGAGGAAAGGTTTTGACTGTTTCAGCTCTGCAAGCTGTTCGTCAAGTCCCGTGATACTGCCGTCCTCAGCCTGAGAAACTTTTGACATATCAATGTTAGCCTTGACAGACACAAGGTCAGCCGCACCTGCGTTGTTGATTGCAGATTCAACCGCCTGCTCAAACTTGTAATCGTTGAGCTTTTTGTCACCCTCAGCCTGTGCCTGCTTAACCTTATCCTGCCAGTCGGGGTCATAACCCTCAAGATTTGCGTTTGCACTTGCAAGCTGATTTGATACATCATCGTACTTGTCCTTTTCGACATACTGACCGCCTGCAAGGTTGCCGAGCTTAACATCTGCCGCATTGTTTACCTTTTCGGCAAACTGTTCAAATGTCAATGCTTCGCCGCCAAACAGGGCTTTTAAAATTTCCATTAAGTCCATTTGTTTGCTCCTTTCGATTTTTTAGCAAATGTGTGCTCAATAAAATTTGAGCAATATTAAAAGCCCCCGAAATTCGGGAGCTTATAACCATAATCTGTAATTTTCGGGGTAAAAGTAAAAGGGATGTTTCAAACACCCCTTTAATACCCGTTTAAATTCGTTTAATTCTGTTTTAATCAAATCAACTATGTAACTTTACCTTTTAGCAACAAAAGCTGATACAAGGCAAATAAAACTATTTTTCTTCAAAACCTATGTTGTTATTACACTCTTTCATTTCTTTGGCTTTACCAAATTTAAAGTCTAACGGAATTCCGTCAGGAAAAGCATCGCAACAAGGTCTCCAGCCGTCTAACAATTCATCTCTTTGATGTTTGCATTCACAACAATCTGAAATGTAAATCATTAGTATTTCCTCCCAATATATTTTTCATAGAATTGCATCCATTCTTTTGATACTTTAACACCACGTTTTCTTAGAACTTCTAATTCCGCAAGTGCTTCCGCACCATCATCATAAGCAATAATACTGATACCTTCTATGTGAATTTTTGACAGTTCATCATATAGTTTTTTGACATCTTCGGATCTCATTCCGAAAATTGTCTTTGCGTGTCCACTTTCATGCCACACAGCTTCTTCTAATGTGTTTGCTATAGATAGTTTTGAATTTGCAAATATTTGATTGATTTTATCAAGAGTTTTTCCAGGAAGTATATCTGTGTTTAAAGACAATTGTAACAATCCGTTTGATAAAGGTTCAATTTGTAAAACAGGAGTTCCTTTATCATTTTTGGGTAAACTTTTTGCAACAATTTCACTAATGATGAATCCACCCTCAGATTCACATTTTGACATGGTGTCAATTATAACCTTACTCACTTCAGCGTTAAAATTTTTTCCGTATGTAACGACTTCAAAATCATCAATATCTATGCTTTTAATTATACTCTTTTCAGCGGATTTTGCAACAGTTTTCTTCTTTCTCCACACCGCTTTTTGAGCCGTACTTCTGCCAAATCCGTAAGCCTGAGAGCGTGAATTATCTTTGAGTAATCCCGTCTTATTACAAAAGCTATTCAGTTCTGACTCCTGCCGTTTCAGCTTAACGGAATAATGACTGAAATTTTTTTCTAACTTTTGTAACAGCTCTTCATCGGAAAGGTTATTCAAAGCCTCATCACAAGCGGCAAGTGTTCTTTTGGTTGCCCTGATTTTGCGTTCAAAAGCTCTTTGCTGTTGTTCTGCCTCGTAAAGCGTGTGCATTGAGCCGTCGGGATATTCAATGTTTTTAGCATTCAGTTCTTCGAGGTCTTTTGCCGAGTACATTCGACTACTACCCTCAAAGTACGGATACCAATCGTGTCGACAGTTCCAGCCTTTAAATCCGTCACCTGTGCCGTAACCAATATCGGACAAGGACAAGTAACCTCTTTGACCACTCAGGCTTACAATCTGTCCCTGCCAAGCGGCGTGGCTCGGTCTTGCTCCTGCGTGAGCGGTAATTTCCATAAGGTCACAGCCAAGCTCCTGTGCGTTTGCAAGGCATATCTGACCTGTGGTCTGTCCTATGCCTGTCATAACATTGCGGCGAACCGCAACATCAAGCCTGTCACGGTGTCCCGAGGGGTAGATTACAAACGCTCCGTCTTGAGCAACCTGTCTGATTGCGTCGGCAATTGCCTGTTGCGGAGTAAACGCACCGCTTGACGCTTTTAATTCGGCAAGACTGCAAGCATTGATAAAGCTCGTTTGCGATGACACAGCTGTGGTCAGAGTAAGATTGCTAAGATTGCCCTGCGTTTTCTTAAAGCCTGCCTCAAGTAACTGCATTTGCACATCGGACACCTTGAGTGACTTTGGATTTAAGCCGTTTTGTCGGTAAATCTCGTTGTCATACTCCGTAGCGGTCACACCTGCATCTTCAAAGAGCTTTTTTAACTCTGATTCTGTCCTGTCGCAGTATTTTGCAACACTTGACAACACATCGGAGTGCAGAGTGCCAAGCTCCTGCATATGCTGGGCTTGCCATATACCTGTGTCGGTCATTATTCCTGTTTTTGCAATTCTGCGAGCAATGTCACGGACAATCTCCTCTTCAAGCTGTGAATATAGGTTGATGATATCATCGGCACAATGAGCAAGCTGTTCAGGGGTGAGCATTAAGAGCCACCGCCTTCATCAAAAAAACTTTGTACACCGCTTTCGGGTAACATTTCTGCCGCCTGTTTATCATCAACTCCATACCGCCATTTGAGGTAGTCGGTCTTTTTGCGGATACCGCTGTTGACCTCATTGAGCTGTATAGCCTGCTCTTTGTCCTTATCTTCAAGCACGCCGTCGCCCCAATTAAAGCTAACTTCGTACTCTCCGCTTGGAGCAAGATTACAGGCATCAGCCATAGCATTGCACGCATATATGTAGTCCTCAAGTACAGCCTCAAGCGAGTGCTGCATATCAGACACAGCTGTATAGCTACGCTGTTTTGATGCTTTGATTTCTTCCGCTGTCTTATCTACATTTTGTGGGTTTGACAATGTGCCGTAAGCAAGGGAGCAGTTAAACTCAATCTGTCTTTTTATTTCGTTTAGTCCATTTGAGTAGTTATCATCACGCAAAGTCGGGTTAAAAACTTCATAAAAAGACTTATCTTTGTTATCGTCTGCATCAATGTTAAATTTGCGAAACAATCTATCACGGGTTGACGGTGTTCCGAGCGTATCTTCGCCCGGTCGCTGTCGAAGGACTTCTTCGCCGGCATCAACTGCAAGCTCGCCGCCTTCAAACTCCCACAAATATCTGTCCCACTGCAAGTCAGCCTCATTAAGCAGCTTAATTGCTCGGCTGTAAACAGACACACCTAAGGGACTGCCACTTTCGATGTTATTAGCAAAAGGTACAGACCAAAAAGCAAATAAAGGACGGTCAACATCATTGATAACTATGTATGGGTCAATTCTCGACCACATATCGCTGTCAAGATTTTCAGGATTTATTTCCGCCCCGATGTTGTCGGGACTGGATGAAACAAAAAAGTGACTTTCGATTGTGTGTGATTTGTTTTCGTAGCTGTAAGTCTGCTTTTCAACTCTTGTGTAATAGTTCTTGCCTTTGACCTCTTGATTAAAAAACACGGCAGCGGTTATTATGCCGTTGCTGTAATTAAGAGGGATAAACTTGTCCTGCGTGATGCAATCGGGGAGGATTACACCATTACGAACATACGGTTTAAACATTATGCCGCCGACCGCACAACCTGCCTCAAGCCTTACTCTGAGCTGTTCAAGCAATCTTTCATACTGTTCTTGTAAATAATCCGCACGCTCTGAACCCGTTATTTCGCTCTCAAATTCAATCATAATTAACCGTGCAAATTCGGACGCTATCGTTGCACCGAGGTTAAGTGTCTTGTTGTGGCAATCTTTGCTCCAAGACGGCTCATCGGCATATATTTCAAGCCATACTTCCATAGCCTCTTCCATATTATCAAATTGATAATTGCTCGTAGCGTTTTCGGGGTCAAGTTTGTTTACAATACTCCTTAACCAACTTAAAAACACATATTTAGCACGCCTTTTCAACTGCTCACCTCCTTATTATTTGTATTTAAACTCACGCTTTAGGACTGTATAAGCAAAATAGCGTATATCGTCCATTGCGTGGTCATTTTCTTTTACCACTTTATCAACTTCGGCTTTTTCGTCCCAGCGGTACATGCCAAACTCTTCCTGAGATGCCTTGCACTTCACACCGATTTTTATTCTGCCGTTTGAGAGCATTTGGCTTGTAGTTCTGATGCCGTTGATAACATCGTTCTTAGCAGACTTGACATAAAACTTGCCGTGTCTTTTGATAGTAGCTTTAAAAGATGCGGCGGACGGGTCAATTATCACACGCTCTATGTATCGGTCACCTGCGAGCTTTTCAAGCTCTGCATAATGCTCTTCATCGGTGCGTTGGTAACCCTCTTTTCGGCTGTTGTAGTAGTATTCATCAACACGGATTGCCTCTTTGTCGGTTACACACCACAAACCCATAGAGCAAGGGTTAATAGTACCGTAGTCCATTGATATGTACCACCGTCCGACAAGCTCATCAGGGTTGCCGTCCCAAAGTTTTTCTTTTATGTGGTCATTGTAATCTTGGTAAACAAGACCCTCGGCGATAACCCATTCACCTAAAATAAAGCGGCGGTAAAAAGTACCTTGATATAGACTGTAATACCGTTGCTTAACTTTATCAGACAAGCTAAGGTTATCATCCATTAAAAACTTGAGCCTTAAAGCATGTTTGTCAGAAGCCTTTAAAACCCACTCACGGTAAAACCAGTGATTGGGATTATCGGGGTTGCAGTTGAACCAGAACCTTGCACCCTCAACAGAGCAACGGGCAAGACCCTGCTCAACGAAGGAACGAGGCATCAGAGCAACCTCATCAAAAAGAATTCCTGCGAGCGTAACACCCTGAATCAAGTCCTGCGAGCTTTCGTCTTTACCGCCGAAAATGTAAAAGGTATTAGATTTGCCGTTTTTGCTGATAGTCAGCAAATTTTCCAACCTCTTATCCTTGATATCGTAACGGTGTTTGAGCATATTGATAAGAGGCTTAATAACATTTCGTCTGCAAGAGCCTACGGTTTTACCACAAATAGCAAAGTTACAGTCAGCGAATGTTGCCATTGCCCAAAAAACAAAAGATATGCTCATGCTGACAGTTTTGCCCGAACGGACAGAGCCGTCTGCAATAACTGCATCGTATTTATCCTTTATGCCGTCAACTTTCCACCAGCTAAGTACTTTTAGCTGTTTTCTCGAAAAAGGCTTAAACTTCATCCTTAAAAGCCTCCTTGCCTGCACCTTCAAGTGCCTCAATCAATCCGTCATCAACGGTTGTTACTGTTTCAGGCTTAAAGTAATCTGCATACAGTTTGATAGCCTGCGTGTCGCCGTTCTGACATTTTTTAATCAGTGCCTGCCGAATTGCCGTCAGTTCATCATTTTCGTACTTTGCAATTAAAGCATTTAACTTTTTGCGAAATTCCCTTGATTTTACAACTCCATAGGATAGAGCAAGTGACTTTAAATCTTCAACAATATTAAATTCTTGCTTCGTGTTTGTTTCTTTGAGCAGTTGTTCAAGTTTTGACAGCTTATTCATTTTGCACCTTCTTTCCGTTTTTTGACATAAAAATAAACACCCGTTAAAAGGTGTTTAAAAGCATTTTAATGTATATAAAAAACAGCGGTTTGCGGTGTTAATTTAAATGTCAGCCATATGAACTAATTACTGGAGGGATTATCCATGGACGAACAAACCGCTGTTTTTTAACTTAGGTATGCTCCGCCATCCGCTAACTTGAGGTTATCGGTAGCTTTGCTGTATGTCAGCCGTGTCACATCAAGCAGAGACGAATCAATCCGCTGTCTGTTCGGGCATTTGTTCGGTAAACGAAACTGTAAGCTCAGTCGGCTCACCTGCAAGGGTAATTTTGACCGTTGCTTTCTTGTATCGTTTCTGTACTTTCACAATTTTATCTTTATTCTCAGCCAAAAATCCGCTGACAGTTTCGTAACCGTCACCAGTGAATTTAAGTACCGAGGGAGTTTTCAAAAGTTCGCTTAAAGTCAGAATAAATTCAGACTCTTTGTCGGTTAAAGGAATAGGACTTGTACCGCCGCCGAGTAATCTGATAATGTGTGGAATACCTTTGAATACATAATACTTTGACCACTCATAGTCCATACGGATAAATACATAGCCGTCAAAAAGTATATGCGGTTGGGTTGTCCACTTGCCTTTTGAGCGGATCAGTTTGTTTTCGACCGGCACAATAGCATCATAACCACGATATCGGAGCTGTTCCGCAACAGCGTGTTCTTGTCCTGTGTTTACATAAAGCACATACCACTTGATGTTCATCATCCTTGCTCCTTTGCTTTGAGCTTGTTGATTTCGTCCATAAGCTTGTTGTACAAGCGAGGATTGTTTTTCTTGATAGTGTCGTACAGCAAGCTCTGATTGGCTTCAAGAGCAATCTGCTTGTCTGACTTAACGGCGGTATCTGATTTTTTCTTGTAGGCAACTGCTCTGCAAAGTGCTGTAGCCTGTCGCAACAGCTTTTCAGGGGATATGCATTCAAGGTCAGTTTCTCCGAGCTGGGATACTGCGTCAAACACTTTCTGCGAAGCCATTCGCAAAATAGCTTCTGCCGGGTCTAACTCGGGATAGCGTTCCGTTTCAGTCAGAATCATTCGGAAATTTTCCTGTGCGATTCGTAGCTGTTGAGCGTTCGCCAAAAACCTCTGTGCATATCTGCTGACTGCTGCCTGTGACAGCTGTTCGCCGTTATCAGCAAGGTATGACACAATTTCACGATAGGTCTGTCCGCTGACAAGCATCTGATCTACGGTGTCCTTGAGGTCAGGAGGCAATTTGTCGATTTTTCCGCAAGCTCTGCGGTTGTTTCTGCCCATAGCTAAACCTCAATCGAGTTATCGGTAACAGAACCTTCGAGGAGCTTAATGCCCTTTGATGAGAGTTTTGCCTCAAGTTCTTCATACGGAACATCTGCGATGTCGGCAGGTTCTTTTGTTTTGATATGACGGAGCAAAATGTATTCCGACAAAAAGAGGTAATTAACCGATGACAAAAAGTCATGCTCCGAAACATTCCCGATTGCGTACTTAACATCGGACAGTTTTTCATAATTCACATGAAGTATGTTAATAGTTCTCAAAATCTGTCCGTTGTTCTGAACAAAGTTTCTTGCCTTGATTTTCTGCATATATGCCTCAGCATCGTTAGTCATTATTATTACCTCCTCTTAAAAGCTCCAAAATGAGCTTGTTTTGTGTCTTTATTTCGTCCTTAACTTCGTTGATAGAGTTGTAGTAATCTTTTTTGGTCAAACAGTTTTCCTTTATTTGCTCAACATCAGTTTGCAACTTACCGATAGATTTGTTGACATCGGTTTTAATATCTTTTAATTCATCTTTCGTAACATATGACAGCTGAATTTCTTTGATTTCCTTGTCGTGTCTATCCGCTTCGTTAATTGTCCTTTTAAGAAAAAAACTGATAATAGCAATAGCTCCCGAAATGATAAGACCGAAGAGCCACCAAGTGTCTGACGCAAAGTTCATAAAAACTACTCCAAAAAAATAAGGTATCATTAAGTCTGTAACTTAATAATACCTTATAAATCCGTACTCCCGTAGAGGAAGAATATCCTATTTTTTCTTCATTGTTATATATCATCAAAAATACTTAACTGACCGTCAAGATTACCGTTTGAGCATATGATTCTCACATACCTTTCAGACAAATCATACTCTCTTGCGAGCTGACTGCTGTTGTATCCATTGTACTTCGCCTTGATTTCAGCATTGCGTTCAAGTTTTTGCAGCTCGCTGTATTTTTGTATGTATATCGTGTCACCGCCAAATGATTTACAGAGTTTAATGTAACTTTCAATGCCTATTGTTTCGGCGATGTCCCTTTGCGTACCTACCAAATCATCAAGATTTATTTTCACCAGCCTTCCTCCTTTGAGCACTGTCAATGTACTTTTTAAGTTTTTCAATCAAGGTTATGCCCTGATTATATGTCAGCCACCTAAAAGGCTGCTTTGATGTACAGTCAATTTTTAACTCTTTCTTTATAATACCGCAGAGTCTGTCGCCGAGTTTAGCTGTGGTAGGCTCGGTATCGTATTTTTCAAGCTGGTACATCAACTGCCACACTTTGCGTTTCTGACCGTCTGACATTTTTCCTCTGCCGCTTTCCTCGTATCTTTTCTTCTTATACGGTTTCGGCGGCTCTGTGAGGCTCTGCAATTTCAGCCTTTCGGCAAGTTCTGCGACAACTGTTCGGTATTCGTTTTCATCAAGAGTGCGTATGCTCTCCTTTTGAGTAAGACGATAAACAATCGTGTGCAGCATATCGTTTTTGTTGCCCGATTCCAAAACACCGAGCCGTGCAGCCATTGCGTATATTCTTTGTGTCTGCTGTGGCTTTAACAAATCAATCACCTCAGCTTAAAGATATCTTTGTGCTGTCCTCAACCACAAAACTGCTCTGTATCTTCATTAGGATATCGTCAATATGGCTTTCATCCATTCCGTTAACGGTGAGCAGGTTTTTGAAGTCCTGCCATACAGCCGCCTCTGAAATGAGGTAGGCATACTCTTTTGCATCGTCCTCCGAAAGGTTTGTGAACTTTAAAATGTTGTTTACATCCTTATCGTAGTTAATGCCCTTGCATTTCTTGACAAGCTGTTTGCGTTCGTCATCAGATACACCGTTCATCTGTTCAATAACTTCTTTGACGGTGCATCTTACAAAATTGCCCTTCCACAAACCGATGAGCATTCTTTTTGCCGGAGCAGAGAGGGAATATTCTGTCTTTTCCGTAACTGCATCTTTGTATGCTTTGCCAAAAATTGAGAGCAAAAATGAGTTGTATGTAATTTTGAGAGATTCCGAAGTTACCGCTGTAAGCTCTGATTCTGTGCCTGCGTAATGGACACTTTTATATTTGGTGTTTTCAAGGTCTTCCGAGCACTGCATGATAATCTCTGCTTCGAGCTTGTCCTTGCGTGCTTTGAGTTTGCTCATATCTGCTTTAATGCCTGCAAGCTCATCAATCTGCTTTTTTAAATCAGTCATTTGTTTTATCCACCTTTGCAAGTAATTTTTCGGCACATTTGCGGCAGATGATAACATTATCTGCAATGATTACATTTTCAACTGTACCGCAAAAGCGACAACAGGGAGCAGACGGTTTAATTGTAACAGTGCCGTCTGTACTTGTTTCGATGTCAACAGCATTGCCCGGAAACAATCCTGCTTCGCCTCTTATCTGCTTTGGCAGAGTAATAGAGCCGTTTTTACAAATTCTCTTTGATGTTTTCATAATTGACCTCCTGTTCAATATATATTGCTTAATATTGCCTATCCTCACTCTGCATTTACACGGACTTGTGACCGTTCCCAACAGGGAGTTGCATTAAGGCGAGCGGATTATATCCGCTCAAAAGCAGCTTGTATTGCTCTGACAAAGCCGTATAACATTGCCTTAGCATATTGTTTGTCAGTATCTTTCTCTATATTTTGTATAGTTTCAATCGTTAATGTACCTAACCTTCCAAGTCTGTCAATCGCACTGCCTGTTATAATGGTTTCAATCGTCTCGTCTGAAGATTCTACTGACATTATCACAACATTTTTTTGCTTAATAGCTGCTTTAGCTTTTTTCGCTAACAAATCAACCATTGTTAAGCCTGCCTGCTCACCGATTTCCTCTCCAAAACGAATATTGTAGTTATCCATTGTTATCCCTCCGAAATTTAATAAAATTCAATGCTTTTGTTATTAGCAATAAAATGTTTTTTCATTTTCTCAAAGTTTGTCCAGTATGAACAATACTCATTGTAACTAAACTTATCTTTAAGTTCCTGCTTAGCTTTCTTGCTACGAACTCCGTAAAGTTTGTAATCCTTTTCGGTGACAACTGACCGCTTTTTACAGCAATAAAATCTTCTGCGGATTTCACAATCCTCTGCAAGCCATTTACCACGAAATTCATCGTTTACATAAACAAGAATAGCATTTTGGAATCGTGATTTTTGAGTGAGGTTCAGAGATACTTTGTATCCGTCAATTTTAAGATTAACCGGCGGAGCAAATACAGATGTAAGTGCTATGTCAACCTTTTTCCATTCTTCTTTTGTCATTATTGCCCCTCCTTTTACTCTTTTTAATTTTTCGGCTTTCGCCACGGAGCATCCAACCAACCCATACAAGCAGGAGCACCATAGGCACAAAGCAAATTTCTCCGCCTGCTGTAAAGCTCCTTGCACCCACTTGACCGAATGCGGCAGTCATTACTACTCCCGTGCTGAACCCTGCTGAGAGCAGTAACACAATTTTTCTTAACGACATTTTAAATCCCTCCAAATATTGTTTAAAACACTTTAAAACACCTTGATACGCATAGCTTTTGCCATTGCTATTAAGCCCTCATAGGTGATGTTTCCGTTGTCAACGGCATTTCCAAAAACATTGCTTGCTCCTCTGATGCCCTGTTCAGACCTTGCAATGCCAAGTAAAAAACTTACTGCTCGTTCATCGGACTTAACGGCAGGAAACAACAGCTCAATGTCGCTGTTTTTAATTGCTGATGTATGCCTTACTTCGGTAAGTTTTGTACGGTTACGAATCTGGGCGAACGCTTCTTTGCTTTTGCCGGTATTTGTAACGGTTTCAATGTTTCCGACAAGGCAAATGCCAAGCTGTGGGTTGCTATCAAAAAAAGCTCTGATAGCCTCAATGGTTTTAATCGGCAGATGCTGTGCCTCATCAATGATGAGTACCTTGCGTTCACCTTCAAAGCTATCTGCAAGTCTTAACCACATTTCATCTTTGCGACCTGTTGCGGTGATTTTCTGTGTTCTGCAAAGCAGTTTTAAAAATGCACTTAAAGTTACTAAACAGGGGTTTACGGACACATAAATTGCTGTTGCAGGATAATCTTCAGCATACTTTTTGCACGCCATTGTTTTACCGATGCCTGCATCGCCACACTCAATTGCAAGACCGCCCTTAAGGTGACACAAGCGGATTGTTTCATAAACTTCTGAGCTTATGCTTGTAGGCTTGTAGCTGTTAAGCACTTGAGCTGATTTCAGATTTTCTGCAGCGGCTTTGGTTTCAAATGTTTCAGTTAAAAACTTTTCAAAATCACTTAAATTACCGTTATAGCGGTCATTAAGATAGGTTGACAAGGTTGCCGCTGATTTACCGAGAGCCCTTGCGGCTTTGGTTTGTGAGCCGCACTCTTCGATAAAGTTCCTTAATTTTTTCTGTAATTCAGGATTGGCTGACATTACCGACATTTATTATTCCTCCTTTTGTCGCTGTTCAAGATTTCTTATCATTTTTGCTTTGTCTATTGTAACGATGTTTGACTGACCAACCGCCATAGGCAACTGCTCTGCCGTTTCATCGGCACGGTGTACTGATATAACCTTCGGATTGATTTCCTCGGCATTTGCTTTGTTTTCCTCAGCGGTTGCAAGCACAAGATTGAGTGCTGTTTCTTTGCCAAATGCTGTAATCTGACTTGCCTTGAGTTCCTGTTTGGTGAGCTTTTCAAGGCTCTTAACTTTACGGAGTGCCTGAGCAACTGCATCTTTAGATGCTCCGTAGGCAAGAACTGCTTCATTGTCTGTTGGAGTGGTCATTATGTAGTTATCATCAAGGTCATAAATTCTGACTTTGGATATATCCTCAGGATCATATCGACAGTAAACCGATTCGCCGAAATGATTCAAGATGAGATCATCATTGTAGTAATCAATTTTCTCGCCTGCAACAGTAAGATGTACGCCACGCCTGCCGACTTTCTGACTTCTTGTGCTTCTCATTAACATCAAGTTAAGGTCAAGTTCTGAGGCAACTCGCTTTTCCTTGAGCTGTTCACGATATACCTGCATTCGGCTTTTACCGCTGTCTGAGCTTACCGCTCCACTGTAAGTTTTTTCATTCATATAGTAGGTTAGTATATCCTCAACTGCCTGCGTAAACTCATAATCCGTGGGTATGTTGTCGGTGTCCTTAATTACCTTTTTAAGTCTTTCCGGTCGTTCGACTACATTACCGCCTGTATAAGTCGGAAACAATCTTGAAAGCCTGTCCTTGACATCTCGAAATCGTCTTTCAATGATTTTTGCCTTAGCGTTTCGTACTATTGCATTTGTCATTTTAATGCCCAGCCGTTCAAAGACGGGAGGCGGTGCAAACTTGTCCTTTTGACTCTTTTTCAATCTATGACCAAGTCCGCCGACATCGAATGTCAGAAACTCTCGACCGTTATCTACATATATGTTTTCGGGTATGCCGTACTTAACTATGCCCTTTCGTAGAGCTATCAATGTAGCCTGCGATGACGGTGCGTCGGTCACATAACAGCCTGTAAAAATACCCGAACGAGCATCAAAAAACGCTGTAAGATAAAGCCTGTGGATACTTCCGTTTTCGCCCTTTGTCTGCACATCAAATGTGTGGTTATCTGCAATCCACCATTCGTTTGACGCCATTCCTTCGTATGTCCTGCGTATGTACGGAGCACACCTGTCCCTAAAGGCTTTCATACCTTGTCGTCCCATAATTTCAACTGGTTTAGGTATCGCCGTTTGTACTTTGCGATAAAATGATGCGTAAGCAGGGAGTGGTAATAGCTGTGGAGCTTCTCGCTTAATCCACATTTCGGTGTATTCATAGCACGCCTGTATAGGATGCTGTGCCTCATCAAGATAAAAACTTAAAAAGCATTGCCACACTTCTTCGGGGATTGACGATGTACCTTTTTTCCAACTTCCACGATTGTCAAGCAGTCCTGCAAGATCATCGGCTTTTAAAGCCTTTTTTTTCCGGTACAAAATTCCCTTCGATATGTTAAGGTCGGGATTAGCGACCTTTTGCAGTTGTACAAATTTTTCGGTTGCAGGTACTTTCTGTAACTTTGATGTTGCACAATACTCATCCCAAGCATTAAGTATCCTTATCCATTCGGCAATCTCTTCACGCTGTACCGCCGAAAATTCATCAAATTCCTTGTGGGGTCGCTCCGTCTTGCGTTCGGGGAGCAAATCCTCAGGAATTGCTATTGCGTGCGATTTGTAGTATTTAAGCTGTTCCGAGTGGGATAGTTCATTTAAAGGTATCAAATATTTTTTGCGGTTGTTTTGGTTTATTGTTTCATCACCCTGAAGACTTCCATTGTTTATGAGCATTTTTACATATCGTTCAGAGCAACCTTTTATCCCAGCAACTTCCTTTGCCGTTAGATAAATCAAAAAATCACATCCTTTTGACCTGCCATCATCAGAGCAGGGAGGTCATTTCCTGCTGACCGCCTTGCGGCGGTTTCGGCTTTAACTGAGTTGAGCGGCCGGATTGTTAATACCATTTCTCACTAAAATAGTATTAAGTTCTGAAAACTCATCCCAAGTAATTGCTTTCAGCTTATAAGCCATTTCGGCTTTTCCATATGTTTGGTATGTTAAGTTAAGAGAATGACTGTTCAAAGCGTATCTCGCTTCTCTGTGTAGTTTTTCTAAAATGTCACTCATAATTATCCTCCTTGATTTTTTTGATAGAATTATTGAAGCTAAATTCAACCTCTATATTCAGGACTATAAAAACGATGATATAACTCAAACTCTTCTACAAGTGAATTATCAATATACACTTTTGCTTTATGTTTGTAGATAACCACACTTGCAATTTCTCCGATATGGTAAAGTGCCAAATCCGGAAGATAATACTTTTTTCCGTTGATGTGCAAACCGTATCTCGATACCCTTTGTTTTAATACCGTAGGTTTTACTATACCTAATATTTTCGTCCGCTGATTTTTCACTTTGATATCAGCGGATTTTTTTAGTTTTACAACTTCGTCAGGTGATAATCCTGTTTCCTCGTATTCGCAAAGTTTTTGCAGTACTTCTCGTGTCTGACCTACCGACAATTCAACCGGAATGAGATGTTTGCTTTCTTCTCCAACATAAACAGTAGTTTGACACAGCTTTTTTGTTAATCTGTCCATAAGTCCTCCTTGATGTGACATTCCTTATTTGTGTAGTGCGTACATTCTTCAACTGTGCAATCTCGTGGCTGTCCCGTATCAAGAATGTAATAACAAATCGAATAGCCTTTGTTGTTACTATGGTTTAATGGTCTGCGGTGTCCGCACCCTTTACAGCGAGGGTTCACTTTATTACACAAAATGCTCTCTCCATAAATTCTTTGGCAGCGGCATTTCTGCTTGCAAAGTAACTGCCGCTGTAAGGATCTCCGTCGCTGTCCAGCCACCACACAACCCACGGTTCAACTGCATTTGGATTGTGAGCCATTACAACACGATTGTTTATGTTTCCGATTATTTCATACCTGTTAATTGTTTTGCCTATCAT